TTTCCAGAAATATCTAAAGTCGCTGCGTCAAGCTCGCCTGTTAAAGTTATGTTTCTAAAACCTGTTATATCTTTGTTTGAGTCCACAATTACAGCTAATGAAGCTGATACAGTTCCTGCTGTAATACCATCTAATAAATTTAACTCTGCTGCTGTAGAAGTCACTGCGGTGCTAGCTATAGAAAGTGCATCTGTTTCTAGTGTACCATCAATATCAACGTCACCGGAAATATCTAATGCGCCGGCTTGCAGTGTACCATCAGTAACACTTAAATTCCCGGTGCTCGCTCCGGTAGCCGTGGTTGTACCTAACACAAATCTGTCAGAACTTTCGTCCCACATAAATATTGCATTGTCACCTGTAGAGCCACGTTCAATCACGATACCTGAGTCATTACTATTGGAACTCGCACCGTTGTTTAACTCAATTAAATTATCAGATACAACCATGTTAGTTGTAGCGACTGTTGTTGTCGTTCCATTAACTGTAAAGTTACCGCCAACAGTTAAATTATCTGTTACTGTAACGCTGTCTAAGTATGCGTCTTTCCATCTTACAGATGACGAACCAAGATCAACATCGCTGTCAGATTGTGGTCCAAATATGTTGTCACCTAAATAAACTTGTTCTACGTTCGCTGCATAGAAGTGTATCTCATCAGCTGTTTCAAAATCTATTTTAGTTTGATCATCTTCACCTATTTTTATATCAGTTGCCAATAAAGATGTAATTCCTGTTTGCGCAGCATCAACAGAGAAATCTATGTTATCGTTTGTTGTGTCATAAGTAACGGTAATACCACTTTCAGTATTACTAGATACCATGTTATTACCAACTGTATCTCTTACAAATGTTGCAAGTGCAACACCGGCAACTGTAATCGCATCAGCTTCTAGTGTTCCATCAAAATCACCATCTACCGCGTCTATGTTTCCTATAAATGTAGTTGCTGTTACGTTTCTAAAACTTGAAACATCTTTGTTAGCGTCAACTACAACTGCTTTAGAGGCTGCTACAGTTCCTGCAGTTACACCGTCAATAGTTTCTAATTCTGTTTCATTAATATCTGCAGAACCAATAACAAAACTAGTTCCGGTAATTGCTGTACCTGTTATAGCCGCCGCACTGCTACCACCAATAATAGCACCGTCAATAGTACCACCATTAATATCTGCAGTATCTGCAACTAGTGAATCAATGTTTGCCGTACCATCAATAAATAAATCTTGCCATTCTTTAGATGCACTACCTAAATCATAAGTATCGTCGTCATCAGGTATAATATTAGAGTCAACCTCACCACCAAATACAATGTTGTCTGTGTTAGCATCACCAAGAGTTAGAGTGCCACCATTAAATGTTGTTGTACCAGTTACAACTAAATTACCACCAATATCTAAATTAGCTCCTAGTGTAACGTCACCGTCAGCATCTAGGAATACAGCTTTGCTTGCAGGTAGTGTACAAAATACATTCTTTGTACCTGATGCAAAATCTATTTTAGTTGTGTTACCTGCTGATGTATCGATTACTGTAGTTCTTGCTAGAGTGTCGGGAGACGCGTCGGTTACAGTTCCAATTCCAATTTCCCACGTGCCATCTGTTGCATGTGCAATTACATAATATGTTGTATTACTATTGCCAACACCTGTTACAAATGTTTCAAAACCAGTTGCTGCACCAGCCAAGTCTAACGTGCCTTGGCCCGTTGTGGTTGAAGTTTCTTTGACTCTATCGTTAAGGACTAATGCCATTCAAACTCCTAACTTAACCTTATAATTGCTGTACTCGTTCCTGCTGCTGGAAATTGTATTGTAAATGTACCTGCTGTTGTTGCAAAGTCACCACCAAAATCTAACCAACAAACTGCACTTGCACTTGCTGACGCTGCTGATCCTGATGATTGATAAATGAGCGCGTATCGTGCTGTTGTTGTCACTGTGGTCCAAGATGTATCTGCAAAATCTATAAATGCAGTTGATGCACTTGATCCTCCAGTTACACCATTATTTGTTAATGTATTTCCTGCTGCAGTATAACCTGTTCCCGATGCTTCGTTTGTTGTGTTATAAACAGTGTCTGTTGCTGCTGCGGTACGTGAAGAAGTGTACAAAGCTATCTTGTATGTGTCACCACCAGATTGAAAATTGTGATTGCCTTTTAAAAGTTGGTCTTTAAAAACATTACTAATTGCATTAGCCATAAAATCTCCTTACGGGTTTCCTGATGGAATTGGTATTCTAACCGCCCCATCTCTGTTATCATCTCTTCTTCTGAAACCCATTTGTTCTGAAGATAAGACTTGAATTGCTCCCTGATAAGACTGTGTATACATAGCCATCATTTCAGGATTTTTTAGAAACTTAAACGCTTCTATAAGGCAGGCATATAACAAAGCAGCTGGTGCATTATTACTAATCCAAGTCGTTGCTGTACTTGAAGATAGTCCTGTTGGTTGCGCTACATACGCAAGTTCGATAGTATACGCTGCATTCGGCGTAGGAGCAACAAATAATGTATCTTGATCCCAGTTTGAATAGTATTTTGGTATACCTGTGCTAGTTCTATTAGGCCAATATTCTGTCATAAAAGACTGGTCTTTTTTAGTTAGAATAACACGTTCATTATTAGTTAAACCACCCAAAGAACCAGCAGCACTATATATAGCAACTGTTCTAACATATGAAAAATCTGTTGGCACTTGACCAGGTGTTGCAATAAAAGGGTCAGATGCTGTTAAAGCCGCCGTAGCATACGCTCTAAATGCGTCAGAATCTACTTGTCTAAATATCTTTAACTCTGCGTGTTCGATAAAATCATTAATAATAGTTGTTGTTAAAACATTACTATCTGTTTCTGTATAATCTCTTATCTGTGTTACTAGCTCTGAATATGTGGTCATGGTGTTATTGTAACAGGTCCTGCATAAGCGCGAAACCCTCCTCCTTCTATATTACCAGTTGTTGCTGTGTCTGTCGATACCGTGAACGTGTATGTGTTCGCATCAACAACGGTTATTGTATAACCAGCAGATTTGTTAATGTTTGTAGCTGTAATACCATCAAAACTAATAGCGTCATAGAAACGAACAGTATCACTACTTGATCTACCATGTCCTGTTTCTGTCACTGTAATAGCACTTGTGCCGGAAGTTCCTGTTTTAAAAGAATCACTTTTTAATAAATTAGGTGCTGCTGTTTCAACTCTATCCGGTCTTGCATTAGCTAAACCTTGAGCATCTGCTCTGTGTATGTTTGGTTCTATTTGTGGATGTTTTGCTTCAAACTCAGATTTATGTACAAATGCTCCGTTCCACTCTTTTACCATTTCTGTATATGGAAAGGCCATACCACTACGATCTGATATTGCTTTTGCTTTTCTTCCTGATGCATAATTAGACATTTGGGTAATACGCTTTCGGTGTTATGAATGTACTAGTTGAAGAACCATCTTCAGTTAATGCTCTGTTTAATTCATCTTCATAAGTCATTTTTAAAATATTAACTAACTCTGGTTTAAATTTTTGTGATAAATAATAAGCAAGTCCAGATACCATGCATGGTACAAAACGATAAGGAACATCAGCTGCATTAGTAAAACCACCTGCGTCTTCTATTCTTTTAATATAATAAATTCTCATGTCAGCAGAAGCTGCTGTTGAATCCGGTGTAGGGTATATACTTACTGTAACTCTATCAATAAAACGTTGTACATAATATTGACTAGGTTGACCTTTTGTTAGTTTACCAGACAACGCAGAATAAGTTGACCTGTCTATCTTCGACATGGCTGTATCGTTCTGTGTTGTTTGAGTTCTGTTTGTTCTATATGTAGCTTCAAGAACATCATCCATACCAAAAATAGTAGATGGTGTTTGATTAGTTGTAGCTTGTGCTCTGTTAGTATCAGCTGTATCATCAGCAGCACTTCTAAAGAAATGATACTCAGCTTGTCCTTCAATTAAATCAATATTAGTTTCTTGAAGTTGCCAATAGTGTATTCCTCTATTGCCCCATTCTTGAAACATTATGTTTAATGAACGTCTTCCAGATTTTAATTGATAACCAGTAAGTTCTTGCACACCAATTCGATCATAAGCTTCTTCTAGAATTTCATCTATATAAAAGCTACTTTCGAACGTTGCTGTTCCTGAAGTAGTGTTTGGCATATGCTACTCCTTATTAATAAGTTTTAATCCACTCGCAAGTAACTGTTCCTGAATCTCCAGAGGTACATGCTGGAAACACCAACTTAACATCTCCTGTAACACCACTAGCGTCATTGTTTTTAAGACCACCTATTGAACTGTAATCTAAATAACCATCACCCTCTAAAGTTAAAAAAGTTGCATCAGTGGTTGCATCCCAAACTAGTCTAATTGCATCTACTTTTGCCGTCATAGAAACACTGTACCAAACTTTGTTTAGAGTAACTCTACTTGGTGCAGGACTTAATCCTGAAACATCAACTATAGTTGTAGTTCCGCCTGTGCTATCAGACACGTTATTATAATGAGTAATTAATTTTTTATCACCTTGAAAAAGTGTTTGCGTTAATACTACGTCCGCCATTTTGTTTTCCTCCTACTAAAGAGTAGGGGCCATTACGCCCCTACTCAGAGTTTTAATTATTATCTTTCGATGATTGCTGTTACGTAATCAACAACTAGTGATTTAGCAGCAGCTGCACCAGCTTGAACAGCTATTGTTACAGTTAGCTCTTCGTTATCTGGTAAATTTGTATTAACAACCTTTACAGGTTCTGCGTTATTAATTGAATAATAAACAGCATCTCTGTCTGGATCTATAAACCATGTCGCAGTTACAAATGTGTCGTCTGCTAATGTAGCAATAGCAGCAGATTCAGTTTCTGTGCCATCTTTTTCTACAACAAAATCAAGATTAGTATCTCCGTCATCTTTTCCAAACCAAACACCGTCTGTAACAGCGTCTATTGCAGTTGTGTCTGTGATTGTTAATCCAATAAGCATGTCAGACTGTGTAGCGTCACTTAGTTTAAATCTAGTTGAAAAGTATGCTTTCTTACTAGTGCTTAATTTAAAAGCTTCGCCTTTTAATTGTAACTCTTCAGAGTCATTGTCTGCATCATTGGTTGTAATTATTAATGCACCACCAGCCGAACTAGTAGTTCCAATAACTTCACCGGAATCACTACCACCATCAGTAGATGTAATAGTCCAGTCACCTGCAGTGTAGGTAAAAAAGTCGTTAGAATAACCATAGAACGTTTGGTCCGATGCGTATTGTTGAAACATTGGTAAGTCTTTTTGTGCTTTAGTAGCAAGTGTGTTACCAGCCCAATGTATTAAGTTTTGAAAATGTGGGTTTGCCATATTTTTAATCCTCCTAGTTATGTCAATGTAGTCCTCTAGGCAGTCGACTACGTGCGTCTACATCAACTAATTATCGTAGT